AAGAAAACGGCTAAAAAGTGAGTTCATTTGCATCATTACAAGATGTGATAATGCTCAACAGCAAGTCATATACATCCGAAGAGCAGGAACGTATCACGGCGCTCCTGCCTTTGGTTAGTGATGCGCTGAGATATGAAGCAATAAAGGTCGGAAAAAACCTCGATGACATGATAAATGCAGATGAGACTGGCGCTTATTCCAATGTTGTCAAGATGGTAACAGTGGATGTCGTCAGCCGTGTTTTGCGTCAGTCAACGGACGGGGAACCGTTGTCTCAGGAAAGCCAGAGCGGGCTTGGATATTCTTGGAGTGGTACATATGCCATTCCTGGCGGTGGTATTGCTAATGCCATCATGCGGAATGATCTGAAGCGTCTTGGATTAAGGAGACAGCAGTACGGAGTGATTGAATTATGGGGAAAATCAGAGGAATAACAATCCAGCTGATGGAAAAGCAGAAGACAGGTGTTGATAGCTTTGGAAAGCCAATTTATGAGAATGTGGCAGTTGATGTCGAAAATGTTCTCATAGGTGAACCAACTACGGAAGATATCGTGGACACACTGAATCTTACTGGAAAACATCTTGCTTATACGCTGGGAATCCCAAAAGGCGATACGCACATCTGGACGGACCGAGAGGTTCGTTTTTTTAATGAGAAATTCCGTACAATCGGCAACCCGATTCAGGGAATTGAGGAAAACATCCCGTTGTCATGGAACAAAAAAGTGAAGGTGGAGCGTTATGAGTAGCAAAAGCGTCAAGTTCAAATTGAATAGTGCTGGTGTACAGGAATTGCTGAAAAGCAGTGCCATGCAGAGCATTTTGTCACAGAACGCTGCTAAAAAAGCGAACGCTGCCGGAGAAGGTTATGCGTCATCTGTTCACATCGGACAGAAACGTGCATATGCAAACGTATATCCGGAAACCAAAGAAGCTGCCTTTGACAATTTGGAAAACAACACGTTAGAGAAGGTGATCCGCTCATGATTGATGTAACTGTTTTGAATTATTTGAATGAAAACCTTGACGCTCCAGTATTGATGGAGTTGCCGGAAGTCCCTTCCGAAGATTATCCGACTTTTCCGGAGAAGCTGGTCGTGATCGAACGGATTGCTACATCTAGGACAAACCACGTGAATGTGGTGTCTCTTGCTTTCCAGTCATATGCAGACAGCCTTTACGAAGCAGCACTGTTGGACGAACAGGTTAGAAATCTGATGGATGGCATTGTTGCTCTTGATGAGATTGGCGGGATAAGACTTGCGTCAAATTATAACTTTACTGACACACGCACCAAACGGTACCGGTATCAGTGCGTGTATGACATTTACTTTGTTTAGGAGGAAACAAAATGGCAAATACAGCTAATGTTTCCGTAGGAAAACCAAAAGTCGGTGGTGCAATCTATAACGCACCGACTGGCACAGCTCTTCCAACGGATGCTACAACAGCCTTAGCAGAAGCCTACAAATGCCTTGGTTATGTTTCGGAAGACGGCCTGACCAATGAGAACAGCCCTGAATCCGACACCATCAAAGCGTGGGGCGGTGATACTGTCCTGACACTTGTAACAGAAAAAGAAGACACATTCAGCTTCACACTTCTGGAAGTTTTGGATGTCAATGTTCTTAAAGCTGTTTATGGTGATGAGAATGTGACCGGAACACTTGAAACAGGAATCACTGTGCGTGCAAACGCTACAGAAGTACCGGCAAGTGTATGGATCTTCGACATGATCATGACAGGTGGCGTGTTAAAGAGAGTTGTTGTCCCGAACGGCAAAATTTCTGAACTTGGCGAAATCGTCTACAAAGATGATGAAGCAGTTGGCTATGAATGCACACTGACTGCAATGCCTGGTGATGATTCCTTCGAAAATGACACTCATAAGGAATACATTAAATCAGCTTAATAAGCAGATAAACAAAGGAGAAGACAATGGCAAAGAAACTGGTTAAAGGAAAAACGTCAAGCGGATTCAAGTATGAAGTAAATCCCGCAATGATTCACAATGCAGAGTTTCTGGAACTGTTCGCAGATGTCCAGAACGGCAACAGCATGCAGTCTTTTGCATTGATGGAGATGGCACTTGGCAAGGAACAGAAAAAGGCATTATATGAGCATCTCAGGAATGAGGATGGAATGGTGCCTGTCGAGGATCTGACTCAGGAAATTGCGGAGATCTTTGAAAAACTTGGAGAGGATGACGAAACAAAAAACTGATAACCCTTGCCGAGATGCTTGCCATTGACGAAAACTTGTTTATTTGTGACATGGCTGAAACATATCACATTCTGGATTATAAGGCACTGCCGGTGGAGACACTGGCGGTGCTGGCATCCGGTTTAAGGGATAGTTCAAGAATCAAAATGAAGATGGCGGGCCTTACCTATATCCCGCCTGAAATGATTTTCCCACAGATCGCAGACTATCTGATGATCATTGCAAGGAATCTGAGCGGATCCAAGAAGAGAGACATGAAACTGCTCACAGATCTCATGCAAAAAGGTGTCGAAAAGAATCAGCAGGCAGTTGGCTTTGCGTCTGGTGATGATTTCCGTGCAGAGTGGGAAAGAAGAACCAAAGGAGATAATTATGGCTGATCTTGGAAAAGCTTATGTGCAGATAGTTCCATCGGCTAAAGGCATCTCAGGCAAGATAGAGCAAGAGTTAGGCGGGGCCGGCACAGGCGAGAAAGCCGGCAATGCGATTGGTGGCGGTCTAGTACGTAAGCTGGCTGGTGTTGTTGCGGCAGCCGGAATTGGAGCCACAATTGTCAAAGGTATTTCCGCAGCAGTAAAAGAGGGCGCAGCACTTGAGCAGTCTCTTGGCGGTGTAGAAACGCTGTTCAAGGAAAATGCCGATATTGTTATCAAAAACGCATCTCAGGCATATAGAACAGCGGGCATGTCTGCCAATGAGTACATGGAGAATGTGACAAGCTTTTCTGCTTCTCTTTTGCAGTCATTAGGTGGGGACACCGAAGCTGCTGCCAAATCTGCTGACATGGCTTTGACTGATATGTCTGACAATGCCAACAAGTTCGGTACTGATATGGACCGGATCACGGATGCTTATCAGGGCTTTGCGAAACAGAACTATACCATGCTCGATAACTTAAAGCTTGGTTATGGCGGCACAAAGACAGAAATGGAACGCTTGCTTGCTGATGCAGAAAAGTTCAGCGGTGTTCATTACGACATCAACAACTTGAATGATGTTTATAGCGCTATTCATGTCATTCAGGAAGAGATGGGTGTTACAGGCACAACAGCAGAAGAAGCTTCTAAAACGCTTTCAGGATCCTTCGCATCCATGAAGGCAGCAGGTAAGGACTTTCTTGGAAACCTTGCATTGGGTCGAGACATTGGCCCGTCCTTGAATGCGCTTGTCACATCTACAAGCACGTTCTTGTTTGACAACCTGTTCCCTGCAATTGGGAACATCATAAAACAGCTTCCGTCAGCAATAAAAACATTTATCACGGAAGCCGGTCCGGATATAGCAAGCTCTGCATTGGAGTTTTTGAAGTCAATCGGTGAAGGTATCGTTACAAATGCACCAATTCTGTTTGAGAAGCTCAGTGAAGGACTTTCTAATGCCATTGAGAAGATTTCTTCATGGGATGCAACTGCGACTGGTGAAGCAGGGCAGGGAATCATGAGCAAAATTGGTCAGGCACTTCAGGACCATTTCCCAGAGATAATGAAAGCCATCGGAATCATTCTTGGTAAGCTTGCCCTTTTGCTTTTAAAAATGGCACCAAAGGTTCTTTTGGTTATTGGCATGCTGCTTGGGAAGCTTGGATTGTTCTTGTTGCAGAAACTTGGACAGCTTGCATTGTTGATTCCACAAGCGATTCTGAAATTATTGTCGCTTCTGTGGGGCGTTATTACGGACGCAGCGGTCGCAGCTTGGGAAGGTATTAAGACAGCGATTATGGTCCCGATCAATGCTGTTAAGAATCTTATTATGGCGATTTGGAACGGCATTAAGACATTCCTGCAACTTGAATGGACTGGTATTAAGATAATTGCTCAAACGCTGTGGAATGTCATTAAGACTGTAATAATGGCACCAGTCAATGCAATCAGGACGATAATCCAAACCGTATGGAACGCAATTAAAACATTCTTGACTAACGCTTGGAACGGCATCAAGAACACAGCGCAGACGGTCTGGAACACTATCAAGGACAAGATTATCACACCGATCCAGAATGCATGGGACAGACTGAAGGGGATTGTTGATGGTATAAAACAAAAGCTTTCAGACACATGGGATTCGATTAAGAGTAAAGCTAAAAACATGTGGGATAGCATTAAGACGGCTATCACACAGCCAATCGAAACGGCAAAAGAAACCATTAGCGGTATAGTTGACAAAATCAAAGGATTTTTCCCGATCAGTATTGGAAAATGGCTAAAAAACCTTCCAGGAATCCGCTTGAAAACCACAGAAAAAACGGTCCTTGGTAAGACCATTACAATCCCAACTGGTTTTGAATGGAATGCCAAGGCTATGCAACAGCCGTACATGTTCAGCAATGCGACGCTGTTTGGTGCTGGTGAAGCCGGTGACGAAATCTTATATGGCCGAAGCGCTTTGATGCGGGATATTTCAAAGGCGGTGTCCAGAAGCAATGTATCAAATCAATCCACATACAACTTCAACATCTATGCGACACCGAACATGGATCCAAGAGACATTGCGACCGAAGTGCAAAAGATTCTGGTCAGAGATGAGAAGAACAGGAGGAAAGCATGGGCTTAAAGTTGAAAGATTACTTCGTGTTTGACGGAGAGAGCAGTGCTGACTTCGGCTTTTTTGCGTCTGGGGAAAACGTATATAACTCTCCAGAAAAGGATTATGACACATACGAAATCCCAGGACGGAATGGCGATATCACGATCAGTAACAACCGGTTTAAAAACGTAACAGTTACATATCCATGCTATTACGAAAAAGCGGGCGGGAACCTAACAAGAGACATTTCCAATTTCCAGAACATGCTGTTATCAAAAGACGGATACAAACGCTTATATGATACACACAATCCGAATGAGTATAGGATAGCGGTTTGTAAGGACATGATTGAAATGGATCCAACAGAATATGAAGTGCTTGCCGCGGTTGAGATCGAATTTGACTGCAAGCCACAGCGGTATCTGAAGAGCGGAGAGAACCAGATAATATATCCGACAGGAATTGAGGATAGTCCAAACCTTGTGAAGTATCCTTATTATCGTCAATCACAATATGGTGACGTGTGGCGGAATCATGGTGTTACTTGGCGAGTAAACGCAGACAGGAGTGTAACGTGTTCTGGAAAAACTGATTCGGCACATGGGTATTCATTCATTCAGTCTGATAATTTACTTGCCATTGACCCAACAAAGTCATATGTCGTAAGCGGATGTAATGGCGGAAGCAGTTCGACATATCGATTTTTGATTGATTGTTGGGCTGATGGAGCTGATACATCTGGAGAATATACAAGACGTTTTTATTTAACAAACGGAGAAGTCACAATCCCAACAGGGTATGCGTATATTGCTATGACGGTATACATATATCTTGGATTTGATTTTCCAAGTGGCGTAACGTTTAAGCCGATGATAAGACTGGCTTCGGATGAAGTAGGAGAATACATTCCGCCATACAACGGAACAACCGAAATATACAATCCGACAAAATTCCCGTCCAAACCATTGTTAGAAGTTACGGGATATGGAACGGTTGGAATTGGTGATATCACGATCACGATTACTGGAACGGCAAATCAAGTCACATACATTGATTGTGACATGATGGAATCATACAGAGAGTCTGGGGCATCGGTAGTGTCCGCAAACAATCTTGTGTCGTTCTCTGGGAATGATTATCCAGTAATTGAGCCATATGTAAGCGGAATCTCTTTAGGAAGCAATATTTCTGAGGTGGTTATTACGCCACATTGGTGGAGAATATAACATGATACCTATTCTTTATGAAGCAAACGAAACAGAATTTACATCAAACGGTATCGGAAGACTGACGGACTGCATTTCCTGTGTTGTTACGGAAGAACGGAATGGTATATATGAATGCCAGTTTGAATATCCAGTAACAGGGAATAGATTTAGCAGTATTATCGAAGGGCGGATTATCTGTTGCACACACGATAACAACGGTGATCCGCAACCGTTTGATATCTACAGCCACTCTGCACCTATGGACGGAGTGGTGACTTTTTATGCACATCATATTTCTTACAGGCAGTCAGAAATTACTGTCAAACCGTTTAGCGCATCTTCCTGTGCGCAAGCCATTCAAGGCTTAAAGAACAATTCCCTGTCACAAAATCCATTTACATATTGGACAGATAAGGCTGTAACAGCAGATTTTGAGATTACAAAGCCAGTTGGCTTGAAGTCTATGCTTAGTGGAACGGAAGGTTCACTTCTCGATGTTTACGGTACAGGTGAGTATGAATTTGACAAGTGGAACGTCAAACTGCATCTGCACAGGGGAAGTGACACAGCAGTCGAAATTCGGTACGGGAAGAATCTTGCTGATTTGCAGGAAGAGCTGGATTATTCCGATTGTTATACGGCTGTTGTACCGTTTTGGAGCAATACGGATTCGCAGACTGGTGAAGATATTCTGGTTCACTTGGATGAGTGGGTATTGGATTCTGGGCAGGTAACATATGGTAACAGGACTGTTGTTGTACCGCTTGATTTATCATCTGAATGGCAGGAAGAACCAACAAAGGCGGAACTTGAATCCAGAGCCAGAACGCTTCTGAATGATTCAAAAGCATGGATGCCGAGAAACACAGTAGACTTCGATTTTGTCCAGTTATGGCAGACGGAAGAGTACAAGGATTACGCACCGCTTCAAAGAGTGAATCTGTGCGACACTATCAGCCTTTATTATCCAGACATGGGCATTGTTCTGACGAATGAAAAGATAATCCGTGTCGAGTATGATGTGCTTCTTGAGCGATACAACAAAATGACTGTCGGAAGCGCATCCACCAACTTTGGCGATCTTATTTCTGCTGAAAGCGCAAAACAGATAGCAAGCGCAACAGCTTCAATCAAGAAGATTATCGCAAACACAAATTATGCTTTACAACAGGAAATTGATGATGCTGTTGACAATGCAA